GGGCATACCCGTGACGGGGTCTGTCGTGACCGGCGATCCCATTCCCCAACCTGACCAATCAGTTACCATTTCATTCCTCCTTTACATGCCAAAGTCAATCATCATATCATCTAGTTCATATGGCGAAAGCTGTCTCTTCTTCTTCTTCTTAGGAAGAGGCATTCTCATATCAAATTCTGCCAGTATGTCGGCTATGTCATCATCGGTAAGTGTTGCCGAGACACCCCCCATTCTCCCTGGCTGTGCCATCGTCGGCGCAAGTCCACGGGCACGGATCATATCGACATCCCCCTGCAGTCGCTCTCGTGCTTCTTGGTTTATCTGCATGAGTTCGTCAAAGTAATTAGCGTCTGCCTCAATGTCCTCACTTGACCTCCCCGTATCGATCAAAGGCGAATCTTTGTCTATTCCCTCGGTTATTACCCCTGGGGCCAAGTCCTTCGTCGGGTCATCCGGAAACTCGGGGCCAGTTGGCTCCGTATCTAAGATACTATCCGCGTCTATTCCTTCGGTTATTACCCCTGGGCCCAACCCCTTTGTCGGGTCCTCTGGAAACTCAGTATCAGTCGGCTCCGTATCTAAGATACTATCCGCGTCTATTCCTTCGGTTGTTACCCCTGGGGCCAAGTCCTCCGTCGGGTCATCCGGAAACTCAGTATCAGTTGGCTCCGTATCTAAGCGATCCCCGTTAACCACCCCCTCTGTTATATGCCCAGGACTCGGGACTACGCTAGGATCGTATTGTTCAGGGTACTGCACTTCATCGGTCGTCTTTCTCGATTTCCCCCCGGTATCCCCGAATATTTTGGTATACATGGTAAAGATTTCACTATCGCTAAGGCCCATGTTCTCGTAGTGCTGTATCGCCCTCATTGCCCCGGCCTTGATGATGTTTGCCATGTAGCCCTGCTGGCCTCGTGAGGCGACCATCGCTATCAGGTTATACCGATTCGTTTTTGCAACCTGGGTTTCGCCAGCGAACAACGGCTGTATCCACGCCCAGTTTGCCTTGTCTGTCGTCGTCCATGTGCCACCAGTCCGCTCCTCCTTTGTGAGTTCATATGGATCAACTCTTTTCTTCTGGAGCAGGTCATTGATGAGCTTGATGCGTCCTGCCAGCCAGGTTCCCTTTCGGAGGGTATCAGGGTTTCGGAGATATTTCCTGAGGAACTTTTTATAGTCATCCCCTGCCTGGTATTCCGCGCCCGGATCCTTTTCTGTCGGAGGGGTTTGCCCGTACCTTTCTTTTATTCCGTCAATGCCGCCAAGGGCATATTCAATGAAGAACAGGGTCTTTGTCTCTGAGTGCAACGTAGGATAGATAGACGCAAACTCTGCCTTGCCACCCCAGGGCTGTGCATACATCACCTCGTAGAATGACCGTGACAGAGCGCGGTTATGCCGTGTCCGCATCTCCTCCTCGGACGGTGCGCCTAAATCAGCCTCCTCCGCATACGCTGTTTGCTCTTCCGGGTTCATTTTGTCCCAGTGCTCTTCAGCCGTTGCGCGATCCCAGCCCTCGTTTTTCTTCATAAGGTCGTTTATGCCGAGAGATCTATTAAGTTCCGCTGTCGTCGCCAGCTCTTCAGTTCCCGTTCCAACCCATCCTGCGATACCTGCACCATCCTCGCCAAGGTCGATTTTTATTCGATTCTCCAGCTTTTCAATGCCTGCGCCGCTTAGACGATCCTCAAGTTTACCGGCCCAGCCTTTATCCTGTACCCATTTCAGTACTGCCTCGCTAAAGTCATTGACGGATTCAGCGTCCTGCGCCTCCCCCTCTTCTGGGATTGAAAGCTTATAGAGATCATTCAGGATCTCTGCAATAACCTTATCCGGTTCAGTTTGTTCTATTTTTGTGAGTATGACATCGAACTGCTCTATATATAGTGCGAGGTCCTTATCCTCTTTTCCCCCACCTCTACCACCACCAAATGGCCCCGATATGTTTGGTAGCCCGATGTTTCCAATCCAGTTTACTAGCTGATTCAAACCAGTACGAAAAGATCCTTTATTCCATCCCCTCATCTCGGCGTTATTTTCCCCTGCTGTTTTGGCATCGTCGTAAGAAAAATCCCTGTCCACAAATCCCCGTATAATTTTCTCCCCCTCATTATCATCATCTGGGTCTTGCAGAAGCCAACCTGTCTCTTCGTCTATAATAACTTTGCGATACATCTCTGGTCCGCCCGGTTGCTGCGTCGTCAAGCCCGCGTTCATATTGTTTGCTATTTCTTCAGCGGTATCCCCAGCGGCTTCACTCACATCACCGGGTGTATTTGGGCCTATGCTCGGCCCTAAAAACAGGTCACCCGTGTCAGGGTCTACCTCGGTACGGCTGGCAACATGAATTTCTGATGGGTTTTGCGCTGCTCTTCCGAGTTGCTCCCCGAATGCCCTGAAGACATCGCCAAGGCTATCAATGGCACCCTCGTCCTCTGCCCTGCTCACGGCTGCATCGACCATGTGGTCAATAGCCGCACCTGCCCTTGGATGGTTAAGAACATCTTGGGCATCGTGGTAGTGGTCATCCATTGTTCGCCACTCCATGCCAGCACCAATGCCGGGGTAGATATCCATAACTTCGTCATACTCGTCCTGCAAGAGTCCTGCTCCGTATGGCGTTGTCGTTATCTCAGTCGGGTTTCTTCCCTGCTCCTGGGCTATAGCTGTCTGGTAGATTGCCTTTTCCACGGCAGCATCATCAAAGTCCTCGATGCTTGGTTCGAGAAACTCATCCAGAGACGCGGTGTCAAAGCCCTGCTCAAGTTCTTGGTCGTACAGGTTCTTCGCCGCCTCATCGAATGAAGCATCATTCTCGTACATATCGAAGAATATTTCCTGTGGCGGTGCCGTATAGACACGCGCAAACATGGAAGGGATACTCTTTGAATACTCTGCTGGCATTTATGGTCCTCCCTGTGCCCCGGGGCGCGGCGTACCCGGAGGTACGAGCGGCCCGGCTTGCGGAGTCGGCATTGGTGGCGGAACGCCCATCATCGCTTCAGGCATCACTTCAGGCGGTAACCCCGGCGGCCCTCCCATCGGAGGCGGCCCCATTGGTGGCGGTCCCATCGGCGGCCCCATAGGAGGCTCACCCATACCCGGCCCTCCCCCCATTGGGGGAGGAGGGAGAGGGCCAGGTGGTGGCGGCGGTGCCGCTGTCTGTTCAGCCAGCTTCCGCTTCTGCATAAGGACATTCATCAGTTCACCGAGATAGAACTCGGCAAGGTCTTCTCTTCCCTGCCGTTCCGATGAACGGAGCAGTGTCCAGAGGGCTGCTTCGGGAAGCATCCGTTCTGCCATCTGCTCGTTGATCGCGTCTTCCATCTGATCCGCATCCTGCAACGTAAGGATCCTGTCCCTGATCGCCCTGTCTGAGAGCAACGGGGTCGGGCCTTCCCGTGCGATCTGCGCCATCGAGAAGCGGGTCATGTCGTCCTGTGGCAGTTGCCCAACCAGGGTAACAACCGGCTGCCCCGTATCTTTAATCATGTCCGGCGTAATCTCTTCCGTGAAGAACATCCTGTTCCGATCCATGCCTGAGAGTTCCATCGACTTAAACGACCCCTCGGCGTACTGGTCGGAGATAAGGTTAAATATCATGCGGTACGCCTTCTCGACGGACCGCAGGTACTTGTTCACCACCGTCTCCACGCCTTGTCTGAGCGTATTGATGGCGAAGCCGGAGAGCTGGAAGGGGAGTTCTCCGTAGACGGAATAGGGGAGTGATCCTCTTTGCATTTCGCCTGAGACAAGTGACATAAAGGCACCTGTCTCCTTCGCCATCTCTAGTAGTCCCAAGGGTTCAACATTCTCGTTCTGTGCGAGACTGATCTCCGAGCCTTCCAGGTACGGGTCCTCGTCGAGCGACTTCGTCCCGTCCCTGCTCCTCACGATCAGTCCCTGCCGCCGTGACCGTGCGGTCAGTTCGAGCAGGGTACTCATCATCAGATTATGCTTCGGATAGAGGTCCCGTGTTGCCCTGAAGACCGATTCGCCGACATCGGAGATCGTGTCCTGCATCGTGGACTGTGAGAGTGCCACGATATAGGGGTTCGCACCGACCGGGCCTAAGAACGCAGGCACCTGTTCCGCCCCGTGCTTCTGTTGTTTCTTGACCACCCGTATCAGTGGGTTATTCTTCGCCCCGTTATGGATCAGGATGGTGTTCATCTCCTTGTCATAGAAGTCATACACCTCGATCCCGTCGATACTGTTCGGGCTGTCCCAGTCGATCTTGATATTGTACTGGGAGAATATCTGGTCCTTCGTCTTCGGCACCTTGTAGCAGACCCATTCCAGCCCATCGGGTCCCATCCCCCAGTAGGTATGGAGCGGATCCCACGGCGTAATGTCCACATACGTTGTCCCGTCGGGCCGTTTCGCAAGAAGTGCCCGTCCTGCATACCATCCACGGATAGCAGAGTACCATGCAAGCTGGTCACGCAGTTCCGGAAGCATCATCTGGCACAAACGCTCGTTTGCGGCCCGTTCAATGCCGATCAGGAACCGTTCCTTCTTGTCGTTCTTCTCTCGGAGGTCCGAATCCGCGCCGTCATGGGGGATTCGGACGGTCATATCTGCCCCGGACACCCACCCTACCACTTTTTCGGCATAGGTTTGGGGCTCATTGGACGTATACGACTGGTATCCCTCTCCCGCATCGTATGGTTCGAGCCTGTAGAGGGCATGGTCGTCCTGCATCCTCTGCCGCAGGGGTTCCGTCGCGTCATAATGCGCCTCAACCAGGTCGACGATATCTTCAGGCTTTCTCCGTGCCATCTATACCCACCTTTTCACGCGGATACGTTCCCGCCCTTCGACATATCCGTACCCGAAACGGTCAATGAGGCCGTAAATGACGGCTTTCACCCCGTGATTGTGCTTATCGTCCGGTATATCCCCCACTATATTCCCTTCTCGGTCAGTTTTCCACCTGTACGCCTTGGTTTGCCCGTCAAACGGGTTCGGCATCGACCCGAATTCCGATAAAATGCCATGACATTTGGGACTGAACACGATTCGGGGGGCGTGGGTCTTCGGATCTATCTTGAGCCACCCCTTGAGCCTCTCTGTTCCCTCGTTAATCCTGATTTTCTGGGAGGATAGGTAGAGTCCTGTCTTGTTGAGCCAGACTTCTGCCGGTGCTGCCATTGCCTGGTGCTGGGTCCCTGCGATATCAATGAC